CTGCGAGATACACAGTCACACCAACGAGAATGAGAGCCATTCTTCTACTGTTGCGCTTTATTTTTTTTCGGGTGGTTTGAGTGCTTGCTTCACACTACCACTAAGTTCATGAACTCTCACACTCCCCTTTGGAGTCCTTTTACAAACTGGACATTTTTGGGATATCTTACCACTCTTGATAACATACGACATCGCAGCTCCTTCGTGATCACCTCTAATTATCTCACAATATGAAGATGTTGTTAACACTGTAAAGTCTTTTTTCAAACGAGTAATTTTCACAACATGTGTATCTTCGGGACACGCCATAAATCTTTGTATGAATGATTCCAGATGTGGCTTCACATCACTCTGTTTAATCTGAGGCTTCTCCTCAAACTTTTTGATTTCTGGACACTTCTTCAAGTCTTCCTTTTTGGGATACAACTTTTCAATAACTTTCTGTGGAAGATTGTGTTTGCGACCGTAGAAGTCTTTACAGAAACCATCACGCCGACCCCGAATTGTTTCACAACGACAGAAACACTTTTGAGCTATGACAGACCCACTAATATGAAACCAGATGTGATTAGAGCTATGTGGTCTCTTGAGATTTTCACAATATTTGGAGTTTGTTGAAACGAGGTATGTCTCATTGTGTTTGAAGAGTTTTGTAATTGTGGCATCACCCTGTCCTTCCATGTGTGTTTGGACAAAGTTCTCAATGAGACCCCGAACCTCATCATCGTGAACTTCATCCTTAGTCTGTGTGCTCGTAAATGAACCTTCCTTAATAACGGAGGATGGTGGTTCAACTGTATTGTATTCTATAGAATTAGTTCTCACAGAAGACATTTTAAGTATTTCTGGGTCTGGGTCGTGACTAATTTTTAAAAGTGTACTCAGTGGACCACATTTATATATAAATACGGGTAGGTATGCGACTTGTACAATTTTACCTTTTTCACCACACCCTTCACATCCCTGACCACCACACGGCATATGTTTTGCCATTTTGTGAGACCACGGCATCCGAAGACCACTTCCCTTTGTTTTTCTCTGCATGGATCCATATACAGAAGAATCAATGATTTCATTCCAATCTATAGATCCCTTTGCTTTAGACAAAGCGACGAGAATGTGTTCCCGAAGTGCCAGTGCCGATTCTTGATTTACTGGAAATCCACACCAGTTAAGATGTATCCCAGTTTTTATATATTCACCAGCTGTTTTGGGAGGTGATACACAAATGAGACACTCCTTACCACCGTGTCGTTTGACTTTATCACAAATGATTTTACAGATATCTTGAATCTCATTCATCGTGAGCGCTTTTTCATCTTTGTAGTCAATGTCCACAAAGAAGTTGTATATGGGACTCTTTTGTTCAACGACAAAGAGCTCTTCACCAGCCCTGATAGCCTGAATATACTTTTCGTGGAACTCGTTCAATTTATCAAATGGCACGGAAAGGACTCCTCCGTCCATGAGCACATGTGATAGATTGGTTGCATTATTAAATTTTTGTTCTTTGCACCACCTTTTAAACATACCTTTGTATCGCGTCTAACCTCTAAACCACCTCATCACAGAAACATCTCTATATTCCCTACTTTCAGAAAGTTCTTTCTTGATGACGAGGAGTTCATAGACTTTCTTTTCCTCATTCTCCTTAATCCATTCCTCTATTTCTTCTTCACAGAGACCTCTGTTTGATTTGAGGAGCTCTCCAATCTGCATTAAAATGTAAGACTTTGACTTCATTCTACTTAATAGAGAATGTTTTTCTATTGAGAGAACTCACACACGAGTAAAACTCTGGATTTCTGAGGACATTGTCCACGATGAGTTTCCATCGCTTGCGGGTATTGAACTCCTCGAGGGTGTCAAAACTCATGTAGTCATTTTCATCAAAAGTTTTCTTTATTGGTTGTTTATTAATCTTCTTAAGATTTGTCTTTTGTTTTTCTTCATAAAACTTCTTTACGAGTGTTTGTTGTTGTGGTTTGGTGTAGTCCACAAAAAAGATGAAAACATTATATTCCAAATCCACTGTTGGACTCTCTTTGACTGTAAATTTAAACTCCGTATACTCACCGTTTTTGAGGGCAACCACACCACGGGTCTCTTCCTCGAGTTCACGAAGAGCGCAGCGAAGGGGGTTGAAAATCTCCCGTCGTCTACACCCCCCTGTGACAAAAATCCAATCCTTAAAACGCCGATCCCTCACTGTGAGGAATTTAGGCTTTTCATCGGCAAAACTGACCGGTATCGCTATAGCTTTGTATTTTTTCATTGCGCATTCGCAAGTTATAATAACTGAATATGTTTATTCTTCCACATTTTCTTCGGCATCTTCCTTTTCAGTTTCTGGTTCAGCTTCGGGTGTGGCTTTCGCTTCGGGTGCACTGAGACGATGCACGAGGTGGGCTGAGAAATTCTTAAGATTTTCAACATCTTGTTTAGCCTTGTTCATCTCCTTAAATAGGAAGACAACACCGGCAATCGCCACAATTGTGGCGATCATCATAAGGGTTTCACGGTCCATTGGAATCATTATAGTCTATACGCGATTCTTCTTTTTAAGTAAGAGCACCCATATGTGTTCTGCCTGAGGGAGGGCATTCATAGGGACTCTGGGCAAACTGCACGGCTTCGTAATGCGTAGGTTCACAAGACTTTTGAGTTGGTGGTGTGGGTTGACCGACAAACTTTTCAAGTGTCCTGGATTTGGGATCGTACGTCAATACAAAAACGATGGCGAGAAGGAAAACTAGGTTCCACATGTGTTTTATTAATTAGTTAGAATATAAAAGTCCACCCATACCGTTCTCAATGCGGAGAATGTTGTAGTTGACCGCGTAGATGTCATCATCGCAGTCCCGGGTGTCATTCACGATGCGAGCCGAATCAAGGCGGGAGAAGTTGAGGGTACCAGTTGGTTGCAACTTACCGGCATCCAAGCAGAATGGGTACACAAAGAGTGTCTTGAGGGTCGCTGGCTTGGCCGCATTCGTGGTGTGGAAGTAGAGTGGGACGTGGGAGAAGTTTGGATCCGCAAACTTGAAGTCCGCGACATCGGTCCCGTTGATTTGGAGCTTGAGCTTGTTGTCGTCATTGAGGATCTCGAGCGCCGAAGCCTTACCCGCAGCGAGGTACTTGACTGGGTGATTGAAGTTGAGCTCTTGGATCTTGGTCGCAGAGGCGGTCGCCTTTTGGACTTGGGTGATGATCATGTTTTGTGGCTTGGAGGCGAAGAACTCGCGCTCTTCGGTATCCAAGTACACATAGTTCGCGTAGACATCCCACTTATCGGTGGCAGCATCGGAGCCCCAAGTAATGCGAAGTTCCACATCGTGGTACTGGAGAGCAATGAGGGGAAGGGCGGTTTGGAGGTTTTCGCAGAACGCGAAGCGGAGGGGGTAGAATCGGGAAGTGTTGGCACCACCGAAAAGGTCACCCGAGACGGACTTGGAAGAGTTTGTGGCGGAGAGCACAGGGGCGATGAGGGTGGAGTAGGTGGAGTCCTGGTCATCAATGACTTGGCCACCCACGAGGAGTTCGATCTTATCGATCTTTGTGCGCCAGTCGGCGGCACTGTATCCCTGGGCCGCGGAGCCGTCATTGGGGACAAGGTACACATAGCTGAGGAGATCCCCCTTGCGTTCAAAGCGAATGGTGGACATACCCCCATTAGAGACATTCCCCTGGATCACTTGGCGTTCCACAGTTTGGGAGAAGTTTGTGTGTCGCTTGTAGGTTGAGCGGAAAAAGCTGATTTCAGGTTGACCGACAAGGTGCGCATCCTGAGCACCGACGGCCACGAGTTGAGCGATACCACCAGACATTTTATAGTATAGCGAGAGTTTTTTTTAAGCTTGACAAAGTCTGGATCTTATCAAATTGGTGTTTGATAAGGTCTTTTTTTATGTACGAGTCACTGCGTCGCTCGGGACTTTAGACCAACTTCGCCGAGACAAGCGCCGCCTTGTAGCTGCCATGGTCCACGAGGGTGTACACTGGCACCGTATTGGCAGTCTCTTCCCATACGATTTGTCCGTTTTCATCGAGGACATCCACGAGTTCTTCGATGACGATTTGTTCATCGTGTTGTGGTATCTGTCTTTTTGATTTAGACGATCTTATACTTATATATTTTTTGCTTGTACCCAGAGAATATGTAGCTTTTTCTACATCGTCAAGTGTATTGTAATCCTCAACACTAATTTCACTCAAGTGTTTGACTGACGTATCACTCTCGGGAAGTGTATGGTATTTCTCTTCACTGACTTCAGTCTCGCCTTCGTAGTATCTCGTTTCTGTGTAAATATTACTATCTCGTGTAACTTCTTTGAAATATATAGGTGTTTCATCGACACGTGTCGTGAATGTCGATCTTCTTTCATAGTCATGAAGTCCAATCTCATATGATTCATCATGGACGTAATACGTTACATTCGAAAGTTCCCTCTTGGGTACGCGAATGGGTCGCTGTGCGGGTTCCGTGAAATCACAGTCTTGGGTCACCTTGGCGACCGTAGAGCTTCGGAGAAGATCGTCACCCTGTTTTTGGGTGTAACCCGGTGCCACATTGGAGGTCGTCACGAGATCCCCAGACCCGAGGGGTCCACCCACATCCGTCACCCATATTTGTGTGTCACCTGTCGTGTCCACGAGCGTGTCGTAATCGTTGGTGTCTGTCTTTTTGTCTGAAACAACACCGTACCACGCCCTGTCCATGTAGACATTCGACAGCGCCACAGTGGGAGTCACATTCGTTTTATGGGTGTTAGTATTGGCACTCACGACGAGACCCGCGATGTTTTGACCCCACGCGTTCGAGACGGTGGTCTTTGAACGAGGAAGTTCGGTCACGATCTCTTGAACACCCTTCACGAGGTAAGGGACCATTTGCATATAATCAACTGTTGCGATGCCATCTCCCCACACAGAGTAATCTGGGTCTTGGGTGGGATCGTCACTCGGAGGTGGTGTATACTTTTCAATATCACCCGCTTCGGGTGGTACTCCAACAATATGTCTAAGTTCCGGAGCGCTATAATATATCTCTTGCGCCATGAGACCTGACTCAAGACTCCAGTTCTGTTCTGGAGCGTATGGATCTAATTTCGTTCGCTTGAGATAGTTTTGTGGTCTCAACTTTGACAATGTCTTGACGGCGCCCGTAATAACCGTTTCGTCATCTTTTACACGATCGTCAGATGAGGTATAGGAGACTTCACCCGTGCTAGTGTTATATCTCATGTAGTAAGTTCCACCTTGGTTTCTTAAAGATGAGGTACTCACATAAAAAGAGCTGCCGGGTTGACTGTACTGACCCGCTGCATACCCGAGGGCGATGGCGTAGGTGCCTTGGTTAAACTGAGCCGCATAGGGGCCCACCGCAGTGCTTAATTGAGCTTGAGAGGTCTTACCCGCTTGGATCCCCATAGCGACGCAGGAGGCGCCTTGAGTGTAGGTGCCCGCTTCTTTCCCCACAGCGACGGAGGAGTTGCCTTGATTTTGATACCCCGCGAGGTACCCCACAGCGACGGCGGTGGTGCTTTGATTTTGAAAACCCGCGGCGTTCCCCATAGCGACGGTGCTGGTGCCTTGATTATTCTGACCCGCTTGGACCCCCACAGCAGTGGCGGAGCCGCTTTGATTTTGATACCCCGCACTATTCCCCACAGCGGTGGCGTTGACACCCTGATTTTGATACCCCGCGGCGTTCCCCAAACCCGTGGCGGCGGAGCCTTGAGAGGTCTGACCCGCAGTGTACCCCACAGCGGTGGCGTTATTGCCTTGAGCGGTGTTACCCGAGGTGCTCCCCACAGCTACGGCGTCGTAGCCTTGACCGGTGAAAGCCGCATTAACTCCCACAGCTACGGAGTTGACGCCTTGAGTGACCTTACCCGCATTAACTCCCACGGCGACACCGTTTTCGCCTTGATTAGTGTTACCCGCGTCGTCCCCCACCGCGACGGCGTTGACGCCTTGACCGGTGTAACCCGCATTAACTCCCACAGCGGTGGCTAGGGTGCTTTGGTTGAGATGACCCGCGGAGGCACCAATGGCGGTGGCATAGATGGCTTGATTACAGTAACCCGCATTTGCTCCCACAGCGGCGGTGGAGGCGGCTTGATTGGCCACACCCGCATTAACTCCCACAGCGACGGCGGAGCCGCCTTGAGAGGTTTGACCCGCGGCGTACCCCACAGCGACGGCGTAGGTGCCTTGAGCGGTGTCACCCGCGGTGTACCCCATGGCGATGGCTTCGGCGCCTTGATTATAGCGAGCCGTGGCACGTCCTATGGCGATGGCGTCGACGCCTTGATTGAGCCGACCCGCATCAAATCCCACGGCGACGCCGTTGGTGCCCTGATTGTGCCGACCCGCGTTGATCCCCAAAGCCGTGCCGTAGTTGGCTTGATTATCCCGACCCGCGAGATGTCCCATAGCGACGGCGTAGGTGCCTTGATTGCTGTAACCCGCTTCCCTCCCCACGGCGACACCAGATGGACTTTGAGATGTTTGACCCGCGAGGTACCCCACAGCGACGGTGTAGCTGTCTTGAGCCGTCTGACCCGCTTGCCTCCCCACAGCGACGGCGTAGGTACCTTGATTGTGCTGAGCGGAAAACAGCCCTATAGCGACGGTGTCATCACCTTGAGAGATCTCACCCGAGAGGCGCCCCACGGCGACGGCGTTATTGCCTTGACTGGTCTTACCCGCACTACTCCCCACAGCGGTGGAGTAGACGCCTTGAGAGGTCTGACCCGCGGTGTGTCCCACAGCGGTGGCGCCGACGCCTTGACCATTGTTACCCGCAACAGGTCCCACAGCGACGGCTTGGGTGCCTTGATTCTGATATGCCGCGCTAGCTCCCACAGCGACGGCGTAGGCGCCTTGAGACGAATACCCCGATGCGTAACCCAAAGCGGTGGCTTCCGTGCCTTGAGTGATCTGACCCGCAGCGTTCCCCATAGCCGTGGCGTTGGTGGCTTGAGCGGTGTTACCCGCATTAACTCCCACAGCGGTGGCGTTGATGCCTTGACCGGTGTAACCCGCTTGGATCCCCACAGCGGTGGCGTTGGCGCCTTGAGAGGTCGCACCCGCAGAGGCTCCCAAGGCAGTCGCTTGAGTACCTTGAGCCGTCTTACCCGCATAGATACCCACAGCGACGGCGCTGCCGCCTTGATTGGTCTCACCCGCATTTGTTCCCACAGCCGTGGCGGAGGCGCCTTGAGCAATGGAACCCGCGACGTAACCCACAGCGACGGCGTAATTGCTTTGAGAGGTCTGACCCGCAGTGTTCCCCAAAGCTACAGCGCTCTCGCCTTGATTGTACCGACCCGCGCTGAGCCCCGCGGCGGTGGCGTAGAGGCCTTGAGCGGTCTCACCCGCAGCGTTCCCCACAGCGACGGCGTTGGTGCCTTGAGAGGTCTCACCCGCATTAACTCCCACGGCAGTGGCGTATTGACCTTGATTGAGCCGACCCGCATCGCGTCCCATCGCAACAGTGTACCCACTTTGTTCTGTATTCCCAGCTAAATATCCCACAGCGACGGCGTAGAGGCCTTGGGAGGTTTGGCCCGCTAAGCCGCCCACAGCCGTAGACCAGGAACCTTGATTCTGTTTTCCCGCATTAACTCCCACAGCGACGGCGCTGTCGCCTTGATTTTGATAACCCGCGACGTTCCCCACAGCGATGGCGTCGTTGCCTTGATTTTGATACCCCGCAATCCTCCCCACAGCAGTGGCGGAGGTGCCTTGATTTTGATACCCCGCTTGGATTCCCACAGCCGTGGCGGAGGTGCCTTGAGAGGTCTCACCCGAATTATATCCCACAGCGGTGGCTTGGGTGGCTTGAGAGAGCCGACCCGCATTCCTCCCCACAGCGACGGTCCGAAGGCCTTGAGCCGAATACCCCGCTTGGATTCCCATAGCGGCGGCGTCGTTGCTTTGAGAGATCCAACCCGCTTCTCTCCCCACAGCGACGGCGTTTTGGCCTTGATTTTGAAACCCCGCTTGGAACCCCACAGCGGTGGCGTAGAGGCCTTGACCCGTCTCACCCGCTCGGCGCCCCAAAGCGGTGGCGTAGTCGCCTTGAGAGGTCTGACCCGCAAGGTTCCCCACAGCGGTGGCGTAGCTGCCTTGAGCCGTCGCACCAGCACTCGCCCCGATACCCACCTTTCCATTGCCATCATCCGCTTTAATGAATACTTGGTTATTCATCAAAATGTTACTCGTGACATCAATGTCGCCAGCGAAACTTTGAATATTCGTCGACGCCATATGTGTTACTATTACAGTATAATTTTTTTGATTGGGTTTCCCTCAAAAAAATTATAGGTGTGTGGTCTGAAGAGACATAGATTAATAACCAAATACAATCTTTTCGGTTGTATCTTGAACAACATTTGCCACGGCGCCAGCTGATTTCGCTGTCGTGTATTCCACAAATATATGGTATTCCCCAGCGGTATCGATCGCACCTGAGGGCTTTAGAGCCACCGTAGTTTTATCTGTAACCACAGCGACGCTCCATGGATTTGTACTCGCTGGACCGAAAACCTGTACAGATCCCGTCTGAATATCACTCGCTGGAAATGTTCCAGCTTTGTTACCACCACAACACACGAGTGATATTGTACTTATCTCATCATCACCCTCAATGAGTTGTGCGTCAATCTTGGCACTGAATGATTCATTTGTAAAGCACACATTAATTTGGGGTTGTTCAGTGTTTCCGATTGTACCCGAGTATGCGTATGTCTTCTTCGTGACACCCGCGGTATTCGTGATGAGACCCCCAGAAATGTAGACATTTGCCGCGTGGACATTTGTTTGTGTACTGAGACCACCCGCCACAGTGAGTGCCCCCGTTGTTGTTGAAGTGGCTTGGGTTGTGTCCGTTATAGTAACACTATCGGCTTCTACATCTTCGAAGTTAGCATGTGTAGCATGTATATCTCCGGAAATACCGACACCACCGGTTACGACTAGAGCACCACTTGTTTTATTTGTAGCAGCTGTGGCATTAGTAACGGATGTTACACCATCTAGGGTGGCCGCAGCACCATAAAGATCCCCAGAAATACCAACACCACCAGTTACGACTAGAGCACCACTTGTTTTATTTGTAGCAGCTGTGGCATTAGTAACGGATGTTACACCATCTAGGGTGGCCGCAGCACCATAAAGATCCCCAGAAATACCAACACCACCAGTTACGACTA